ATCAGCATTTTTAACTGGACCTGCATTTTGTGCCATACGTCCTAGTTCATTAATTTTAGCATCAACTTTTTTAGCAATTTCTACAGGAAGTTTTGCTGCGGCTGCTGCGCCAGCACCTACTTTACCTACAATAGTTTTATTATCGCCGCTTGCCATTGCAACTTCTTCAGCACCACTGAAGATATCCATAATTTGTTGCTTAGTAAGCTCTGCTTCGGCTAGTTTAGTAAACTGTTCTACTAATGGCCAAAGTTCTTTTTCAAATCTTGATTGATAAAGTTTTTGTGCTTCGGTTAAATCTTGATAACCTTCTTTTAATATTCTATGTGATCTATTTTCGTATAATGTTACTTCGTCTAATCTCATTATAGCACTCCTGCTAAAACTTTTTTCTCTGTTGGTGTTAGTGCATCTAACTGTGCCTGTATATCTGCAGGTATTTCTGTTGTTGCACTAGGTGCAGCCGCTGCTGGCTTTTTCATAGGAATAACTTTTCCTGTTTTATCGTCTTTACCGTCTTTGTTAGCATCAACTGCTGCTGGTTGTTGTGCTGCTTGAGGTGCTGCACCCCCACTTGCTGCTGGAGCATCTGTACTCGGAGCGTCAACCGGAGCACCTGTTGCTTTATTACTTGTTTGAATAGTTTTCATTAGTATATCATCTAATGCTTTTGGCGGAACTACACCACTAGCAGGTACACTGTTGGTTGGAAGTTTTTGTTGTTTAAGGAATGCACTAAGTTCTTGAGCATCTAACTGCTTAATGTTGCCGCCTGTTGATCCTAGATAGCCTTGTAATTTTACTTTAAGTTCGTTTGCACGTTTTCCTGCGTCAGCAGCCCCGCTTAATTTTGCAGCGGTACCTTTCATACCAATAGCACCAGCAGCCTTAGCACCTATTTTACGTCCTATTTGCTTTAACATACCTGCAGGTGCTTCTTCAATGCTTTCGTTTGGAGCATAGTGCCACCTGTAAGATCCTGCGCCCATATAATCACCACGCTTATATCCAGCTAGTTGCATTGCTTCATCTGAATCAATGCCTTTTTCTTTTGCCCATTGATATATGTAGTAAGATCTTTGGCTATCACTTACTCCAGCAAATTTATCCACTATATCTGGATCAGCCTTAACGTCAGATTCAATTAATATGTCTGTTATCTTCATGCGAACAATCCTTAATACTTTATTATGTATATTTATATGTTTCGTTTCACGAAACAAGTTTTCGCTATCGCTCAAACTACATACTTCGTATTTAAATTATGTGTGATAGAAGTGATATATTATATGAAACTCGTTATTACGAAGTAATAACGTTTAAGTTTCATGTAGATTGTTTCAGTCAGACGGAACCTGTTACGGTTCCAGCCTGTCTCAAAAATAGCTTCATGTGAGTTCGCCACCAGCCGAGACTTGGAAGTAGGTGTTTTCTGCTACACAATGGGCTCTGACCTTTCCCAACCTACGTCGACATATGTAACATAAAGAGTGCATAAAGCTAGTTTACGCTTTCTTTATAGTACATTACCCGTTGCTTCGTTCCTAGTGCATACGGTTTTTATGTGTAATGTGCAGTTTTTCGATTGACAGCAATCAATCTATACCAATCAATATTCCTCAGGGAATAATCATAGTATGTTACGTGTGCTCCTATACGGATGCTTTTTCCACAGCGGTATTACTAAACTGGCCCGCTAACCTTATGTGCTGTAATTAAAAGCCTTTAGGTAACCATGCAACAAATTTGCCTCCGCAATCGTTACATATTATTTTGCCTGCGTGTGGTCCAAATGGACCTTTCATTACTTGCCAATTGTGATCTTCATGTTTGCCTAAATTTATTTGAACTTCTTTAGGATTTTCAAGTTTAAAGTTTTTCCACTTTTTATCTTGTATTTTGTTTCTTTCTTTTGTCCAATGGTAATGATCAATTTTATCGTATTGGTTACGTTTTTCGTGATTGATTTTCGCCATGTTCTAAAAGTGCTTTCCTAAGTTTGTCTGATCCGCCAACTCTAACATTAATAATTCCATTGTAATACTCGTCGCTCTCTAATACACGGCGGTCAAATTGTTCTCTTGCCTCTATGTAGGACATTTCGCCTCTACCTTTACATAGGTATAATATTTCTCTTGTGAAGTTTTCTGGGCCTAGTGCAGTAACATCAGCGTTGAGTCTATCAGATGAACCCCAATAGTCACGCCAGTCTGATTCTTTATATCCACGTCTTTTATTTTTCTTGCCTTTGAGTGGTGGTTTAGTAGTTTTAAATTTGGCTAGTTTTTTGCCTATATACTTTTGCCCAGTTTTAAGATTGGTTATGAGATATACAAAGCCTTCATACTCGTCTGGTATTGTTTCTATTACTTTGCCTTCATAAGTCCACTGCATGAACTTACTTACCGAAGCCTAGTTTTTATTTTTATCTTTTCTGGTTCTTTTGTTAGCCCGATGGTATGTGTGTATTTCGTCCATACGATCTTTTGCTAAAGATCTCATTAAACGTAAGTACCTACGGACTTCGGCATGTGTCCTTACAGAATTACGTGCTTCAAACTTTTCATTAGCTTTGAAGTATTCTAAATATGCTTGTACTAACTGATCGTGTATATCATCATTCATAATACATTGCTTTTAGTGTAATTGGATTAGTGCCGGTTGCATAACCAGCAATTTTTGTATGACAGTCGCCGCCAATGCCTTTTAAAAATGCTCTTTCAACTTGTGCTTGCCTAAATGTTTTGTCGTGATTTGCCTTTTTAACTATTTCTATTGTTTCTGTATCGTTAGTTCTAGTTTGTAAAGCAATTATTCCTTGCCCTACAGCAGGAATAATTGGAATCTTAACAGTTGTACGTCTTATATCTAATGCTTGAAGTGCTGCTTCTGCTACTACAATAGCATCATATTCTCCGTTGTCAAGTTTTTCTAATCTTGTATCTATATTGCCTCTAATAGGTTTAATAGATATTCTTAAATCTTTGTAATGATCTAATAGTTGTGCTGTTCTTCTAGGACTGCTTGTTCCTATGGTACAGTTATAACTGACTTTGCCGACAAGAACATCGTGCGGACTATTTCTTTTTAGAGTAGCAGAGATAGATAATCCTTCAGTTTCTTCACCGGGAATATCTTTTAAACTATGAACAGCAACATCAATATTGCCTTCTAATAGTTCTTTTTCTATTGTGCTACAAAAAACACCTTTACCGCCCATTTCGTAAATAGGAGTTTCTGTATCAATATCACCAGGCGTTGTAATTTCAACTATTTCTGTTTCGCATTCTAATTGTTCACATGCCATTTTGGCATATGCTAATGCTAATCTACTGCCTCGAGTTCCTATTCTAAGTTTTTTCATTCTACAACTTCTACATCATTTTCGTAACTAGTAAAACCGTTTTCCTTAATAACTTTTAGAACATTATTAACTCTACCTACTAGTTCGTCTTTGTGACTAATTAGGTAGATATTCTTATCTCTTTCTCTACCCATTTTCTTAAGGACACCAAGTGCATTTTCTACACCTGCTGTATCCATTCCGCTATCTATTAATTCGTCAATAAACAACAAGTTTACACCTTGATATAATGATTCCCAAACATCTCTAAATGCAAAACTCATACCCAATATTAATCTATTACGCTCCCCACGCGACAGATTGTCAAAATCTAAGTCTTGTCCTAACTGTGTAATTTCAACATTTAAGTCGTTTTGGAATAGTACTTGATGTGGTAAGCCTAATCTATCAAGATAGTATGTAAGCCTATTGTTTAAGTATGCTAAGTTTTGATCAATAATCTTTTTACGAATAAACGAATCTTTGTTAGTAAGCAACTTCAACAAAAACTCTTGATGTTCTCTATAAGAAGTTAATTGATTAACATTTTCCCAATTAACTTCTTGAATAGCACTGTTGTTTAGTTCATCTATCTGAGATTGGTAAGGATCTATTTCTTCGTTTTTACTTATCAAAGCATTGCGTAAGTTTTCTACGTTGTTTCTATGATCATATGCTTCTTTTGCAGTTTCGTAAAAAGTTTGCGGCTTTCCATTAATCTCACCTATTTCATTTAATGCTTCAAATACTTCTGATACTTTTTCTGAAACTTCTGTTTGATAAGATATAGCGTCAGAAAGTTCTTGGCTTTTTCTTTCAGCAATCTCTGCTTTTTTGTCTGCATGTAGTTCTTGACCGCACGTATAACAAACCGCGTCTTCGAGTTCTGCGATGTCTTTTTTAACTTTTTCAACAGACTTATCAGCACGTAACAGTGCCGGCTCAAGAGTACTTAATTCCTTTTTAAGAGCCAAAATAGTATTGTTATGTTCATTCCAATTTTGTAGTTTTTCGTGGTTTTCTAACTCTGTATCAATGTCTAATTGTTCTAGTTCACTAATTGCTTTATCTAGTTTTTCAATGTCAGATCGCTGTTTTGCACCCCATGCACGTTGATTGTTCTTAAGGTTATCGATAGTAGATTCAATCTTACTATTAGCAGTTTGTATTGCTTCAATTTTAAGAGTTTCTTCTGTTATTGCTTCTTTTGTATTACGTATGTTATCTTTCAACAATTCTGCTTTTTCTGATAATATTGTAATACCTAAAAGTTGTTCAATAATTGCACGTTGATCGTTTTGTCTCATTGCAAGAAACGGCTCAGAATAGGTATTCAAAGCAACAATATTTTTAAACATTGTGTGTGTCATACCAAGAAGATGATCAATTTCTTCTTGTGTTTTTCTACTATCGCCTTGACTTTCGTCTAACATTTCTTGTTCTTCGTTGTTCACATAAAACTTTAAAATATTAGGAGACCGGCCTCGTTCAATTCTATAGTCTACATTATTTTTTTCAAAATGTAAGGTAACTAACATTCCTTTGCTGTTAGTTTTGTTGATTAGATTGTTTCTTTTAATATTAGTAAGTGCTTGACCGTACAATGCATAACTTAGTGCATTGATAATTGTAGTTTTACCAGTTCCGTTACGTGAACCGCTGTCGTCTCCGCCTTGATCTAAATTTTCACCAAGCACTAGTGTTAGGTTGTCTTTGTTAAAGTCTACAGCTTGAGTTTGGTTACCCACACTCATAAAATTTTTAACAGTTAGATCTTTAATTCGTATCATTCATTAACTCTCTAGGCTATGATAGATGTCTAATAACATCTTCTTGTCATAATTTTCTGTATCAAGTTCTGTTATTTCGCTTGCTACAATTTGATCAACTGATTCAAACGCACTAATGTCTAAGTCTGTTGTAATTTCTTCGATTTGCTTTTGTGGTATAAGTGTTATTTCACGACAATTATATTGTTTTATAAATGTCTCTTTAATAAAACTAGATTCTTCATAACTAATAGGTAAGTCAAGTTCAACTCGCAAATACATTTTTGGTTTAATAAATGTATCTGCTTCGTCAATTAGTTTTGATAGTTTAATTGTACGATACTTAGGACAGTTCCACCAGTTAAGATATTCTGGTTCTTTATTATTTTCTCTGTCTAGTATCATCATTCCGCGTTCGTCGTCACCTGCATCAGCATAGTTGTGAGGAAATGCATTACCTATATAATGTATTTTTCCTTGTTTTTGTCTTTTGTGGAAATGTCCACTAAACACATAGTCTTGATTTTCAAAATGTTGTTTATTAAGATCGCCTCCGTGATCGGGCATCTTAACCATTGCATTCATATAGAAACTAGGAAGTTCAAAGTGGCCAAACATATACTTGGCTTTACACTTTTGTATTTTCTTCCATTCGTCGCCTACTAACCATGGTACAAGACAAACGTCATCTTCTACTAGCATTTCGTCAACAAACGTAATACCAGGAATGTGTTTTGCAAATGCTGTTGAGTTTACATCTCTTTTGTCTTTATAATATAAATCGTGGTTACCGTCAAAGAAGTAAAATTTTTCAAATGCGTTACCTAACTTTTCCATAGAGCGTATAGTTGCGTCCATAGTTGTAAGGTTAAGACTGTTTCTATTGTGATGCCAATCACCACAAAATATACCAGTTTCGCAGTTATTTTCTTTTGCTTGTTCGATATACCAGTCTATAAATTCTTCACAGTCATCATTATGGATGCGTGAATTACTCTTTAGACCAAAATGGATGTCTGTAAACACTGCTGCTTTTTTAAACAAAATCAGATTCCTCTATTATTCACACTAAGTATAAGGTCAAAAACTATAGATGTCAAGTGGTTTTTGCCTTTGTACCTACAAATGGTGACTGACTTGCTTCTTCATTACGTTTAACAGAAGCTTCCCACTCTCCTTGGTGTTGTCTAGTGTAACTTGGGTTTAGATCGTTCATTTCGAGAATATCGTCTCTAATGTTTTGATTTCGTTTTTCAATGTTGATGACACGTACGAAACTGTTAGTAACAGCGGCAGTGTAATAAGCAAAAGGATTATTAGATTTTGATTCATCAAATTGTAGTCCTATTTGTGCAAGCTGAAGTATTGCTTGTCCTTTCATTTCGTCGTTATAAGTGTATCCACGAACATTGCCGCGAGTAGCATAACGGTCAACAAGTTTTAACCACATAGTAGCAAGTTTGTCAGTTGCTTTTCCGTGCTTGTGATTAAACGCCCCGTTTTCCATGCCACCTTCCCAGTGACTTTTTCCAACACAAATAAGCTCGTCTTTGTCATTAAACTTGTAGTGTTTAAAAGGCGGAAAATTAAGTTTAACTTTAGTATCAGCTATAGTTTTTGGATTTTTCTTACGACCGGGCTCTTCAGGAATGTGTTCAAATGTCATAACTCTAAAGATTAGTTCTTCTTTAGTAATTTTTTTATAGTCGACTTCACATTCGGCTTGCTTTACTTTTTCGCCAGCCATACGTCTTTCTTCATAGTCTGCTGTGCTTAATCGCTTTGCTTTATTTCGTTTTGCTTCAGCAATAGTTCGGATGTTAATTTTGTCAATATCGGCTAAAATAATGTCAAACTGTGCGTGATCAGGATCAATGTAACTGCAATACGTATTTTTTGATTTATGTATTTCTGCTAAGATATC